GTTCCCCGTTGCTAAAAAGGTCGGTAATGACACCATAAGTGTTTGGGAGAACGGAAAAAAGGTTAATTATAAAGTAGGAAAAGAAATAGCTGATGTTGTTAAGGGTCTAAACGAAGAAAATGCAGGGACATTATTTAAGATGTTATCAGTTCCAGCAAGATTATTAAGACAAGGGGCTACAGGTAGGAATATAGACTTTATGATACCGAATGTAGTTAAAGACCAGTTTGATGCCGCTATAAACTCCAAGTATGGATATGTTCCTTTTTACGATTACTTTAGAGGATTGAGGCATTTGATAAATTACAACCGAACAGGCTCCGATGATTTAATGGAGTCGTGGATGAAACACGGTGGGCAAATCTTCTTTGAAAATATGTCAGGTCGAAAGGGGATTAAAGAACAAATAATGGATGCCACCAAAAAGAAAGGCTTTCTAAAGAAACTAAGTGATTGGGCGGTAGGGGGTATAGAAACAATCGGAGAGTATTCAGAAGTTCCCACAAGGCTTGGTTTATTCAAGAGGGCAATAGAGAAAACAGGCAACCCCCTTATATCAGCTAAAGAGTCAAGAGAGGGGACATTAGACTTTGCTCGTATTGGGTCTAAAATGAAAACAGCCAATTCAGTCATTCCGTTTTTAAATGTTGGAGTTCAAGGTTTTGATAAGTTAATCAGAACGGTTAAAGGCAACCCTAAAAAAACAGCTTTATTATTGAGTGCTTATGCAGGTTTGCCAGCATTGGTAACTTCGGCATACAACAATCTATTCCACTCTACGGAATTGCAAGAAATACCCACTTGGGTTAAGGATACTAATTTCGTAATAATTACAGGCAGGGACGAAAACGGAAAGGTTAATTATATAAAAATACCTAAGGGAAATGTCGTCCCGTTGGTAGCCAACCCAACAGAAGAATTAGTAACTTGGATGGCTGGTAACTCGCCTAGAGATTTCAAGGAGTTAGCCTTAAGTTTATTGAGTGAAACCGCACCAGTAATTGGTGGTGGTTCTAATTTTAAGGAGATAGGTGTCAGAACAATAGGGAAAATAACACCACAAGCATTCAAGCCTACTTTAGAAAACTTGTTGAATAAGTCTACATTCAAGACAACCCCAGAGGGTTCACCTAAAGACATCGTCCCTTATTATTTGGAGAAGAAACCGCCGTCAGAACAACATCAGAGATGGACGCCTAATGTCTATAAGGCATTAGGGAAAATACTAAATGTTTCCCCGTTAAAGGCTCAAAACTTCTTAGAGGGGACTTTCGCAGGGGGGATAAAAACCCCAGTTATGGTTACAGAAACACTAGACAAATTATCTCGTGGAGAAAAACCCGATGTTAACCAAATACCTATTTTGAGAAGATTTTTCGGTCAAACTTACGGTGATAACAAAACTATCAAAATAAAGAGTAAAAAATCTAGGTTTGCAGTTAATGCTCAAGAATTACCCAAAGAAACAGAAGACTTAAAGACTTTATACAAAGACGCTTTAAGTGATGTAAATAACTACCGACAGAGAAAGGTAAAAAGCCAATATGGATTAACTAATAAAAGCCTTGAGGATTTACAATCAGAGTTTGATAAATCCAATGCTTTATTAAAACAAATAAAAAAGGAACGACCCGAACAAGTCTTTGATATTCAATTAGATATATATAAATCAGGTGGGGGTCAAACAGTTGATGAAAGGGCTAAGTGGGCGAGTAGTAAATTAAAAGGCCTTAAAGGTAAAGAGTTTAATGATACGGTAAACAAAATGCTTGAGGCTAAAGTATTAACTAAAAGTGTAGTTAAGAAATTGCGTGAAATGGGTGTTAGTGTTAGTAAATATAATAGCGGTGGGAAGATTAAGTCTTATGGGGGAAAAGGACGAAAGGGCAGAAAAATAAAGGTAACTAGGCGAAAAATAACAATATCTAAAGTTAAAATGCCTAAATTGAGTTCTGTTAAATTAAAGCCTTTGAAACTAACCAAAGCACCAAGTTCTAAAATTGTTAGGGATAAGAAACTATACAAAGCTATCAATATCAAACAACCTAAAAAGATAAGAAAGATTAGGGTAGCTAAATTACCTACAATGAAAGTATCAAAAGGGGGGTTCTTGACATGAATGTTATACTAAGTTACCAATTATCAAAAAGACTATTGATACAGGCCGTCGGTTTTGACGGTCTTTTTTAATGTCAAAAAACTATGTCAATAATAAATACACTAGATAATGCCATAAGTTACATAAACTCTATCTACGAGGGGGATAATTCACCTCCTACAAGTGGAGATAGCGATTACACTTACTGGACTTCGCTTATAAATATAGCCATAAATCTATGGGAAACCGAAGAAGGTGTTTTGTGGAATGAGTTATTTGTAAAACTAGAAGACGCCTCAGACGGAGATAAAACTACAGCGTCTTCTACATTTGCTTACGATTTACCAAGTGATTTCAAATTTGCCGCTTCAGGTTATGTGTGGTTAGGGAGTGGAACATCAAAAACCGCCCTTAAGGTAATCAAACAAGAAGAAAAACAGTTATATGAAAACTCAACCGATTATGTTTGTTGGTTTACAACTACGACTTTGGAAATAAACCCCAATCTCACAATTACGGGCGGATACGATATCCATTATTCATATTACAAAAAAGCAACTAAATTAAGTTCGGGTTCAGATACCTTTGAGATGTCAGACCCAATGTTTGCAGTCTTTTATGCTTTATCAGAACTAAGACGAGATGAGGGAGATATAACTTCTGCTTCGATTGCCTCACAGAAAATGGAAGGAATGAAGACTATGAATATAATGCCACCTTGGTTTCAAGATACGCTTAATACTTCTGAAGAGGAGGGGTTTGGTTCGTGAAAATACCAGCAAGTAAAATACGACCACGAAAAATAGAGATAGCCGTTGATAAATTCAAAGGCGGGACTAATACCTTAATAGATGAGGCTAGAATGAGTTCGGAGTTTGCGGTTGAGAGCAATAATATGTTACAAACCCAAGACGGAGTTTGGACAACTAAATGGGGGTCAGCATATTATGGAAAAGACCACGCCTCTACTATAGACGGGGCTTGTGAATTCGTTAAATCAGATGGAACAACAGAACTTATCACTATCAGTAATGGAAAGGTTTGGAAGTCTACCGACGGGGGAGATTTAACCGAAGTTACAGGAGCTACTTTTACCGCAGGATTACAGTGTTATTTTTTACAAATAAGTGGTTACCTTTATATTGCTAATGGAACGGACACTTTAGCTAGATATGACGGGACTAATCTAACCTCATATACTGAAATATCCGCCCCTGCTAACCTTAGTGCTTCTTTAGTCGGGTTATCAAGTGGGTCGTTTACCCAATATGCTCAAGTAACCGCCTTAAACGATGTAGGTGAAACGGTAGGGTCGACAGAGGCTTCTATAAGTGTGAATAAAGACAGAGATAACTGGAATTCAAGCACAGATAAAGTGGTGTGGAGTTGGGACTCCGTAGCCAATGCTAATAGATATCAACTTTATATTTCTGATGAGTCGGGGGACGAGGCATTATTAACTTCTACCATAGATACAAGTTACACCGACAATGGTTCATTAGATATCAATACTTATGTTGTTGTTCCAGAAGATAATACCACTGGTGCTCCTAAGTTTAAATCAATGTGTATGTCAGGGAATAGGATTTGGGCGACTAATGATAGCGATAGTAAATATAAAGTTTATTTTTCAGGCACAGGACAATATTTAGGTAATTTCTCAGACTTTTACGGAGGCGGGTGGATTAACCTAGAAAAAGGCGGTAGGGAAATGCCAATAGTTGTTCGACATTATCAAACTGGTTCAGGTTCAGGAGTAGCGACTGCTTTGTGTAAAACCCCAGACGGCAGGGGGGCTATTTGGCAGATAGACATATCAACCGCTACCGTAGGGGATACCTCATTTTCTATACCTTCGGCCACTAAAGTTATCGGTTCGTTTGGGACAGAGTCTATATTAGGGACGGTGGCTACTGATAATGATTTGATGTTCCCCAATAGAAAGGGGTGGTTTTCTTTAGGTCCAGAAAAGAATTATTACGGTATTCTAAGAACACGGGAATTATCAAGTAATATCCGTCCTAGTTGGAGAAATTTAATATCATCTAAAATATCTAGTATTTGTGCTTATTATTACGACGCTAAAGTTTTTATTTCTGTTCCTAACTCTACTTCAGGAAACGACACTATTGCAATTTACGATATGGAAAGGAGGAATTGGTCGTGGTCGTGGAATAATGGTGCTAGGCAATTTTTAGACTACACAGATACATCGGGTAATACTCACTTTTTATATGTTCCTATGACAGGGACGAAGTTAATAGAATTATCAGAGAATTATGCTAATGATTTGGGTTCGGCTTTTAATCAGTCTTACATCTCCCCCCTTATACCAGTATCTAAACACAAAACAGATATGTTAGTTCTAAAGGATGCAGTATTGGAATTAGGCAGACCAAAAGGTTCGATTAGTTTCAAAATTTTAGGTATAGGCAAAGATAACAGTTTCACTACTATCGGTTCAACAACTATAGACAATTTTGGTGCTAGCACGGGCGTGGGGTCTGATTTAGTTGGGGATTTCTTTATGACTTCTACAAACGATAACTCTAAAGGTGGAGCTGGTTCGTGGGCAGTATATTACACCCAAACCCCCTCCACCTTTACTCAGGCTATTACAAAAAAGGCTATTAAAAAACGAGCCAAACTATATGCAATTCAATTTAAAGTGTCATCTACTACAGCAGACACTAGTTATTCAATTTTATCCCTACAGGCGAGGGGGACACTTGTTAGTAGACGAGTGCCGTCTGATTGGGTATCATAAGGAGAAATTATGGCAAGTAATACAGACAAATTAAGAAAACTGGCTCGCCGATGGGTCGGCCAGATAGGAAGTGGTGGTGTGGCTGATGATTCGGTTACAACCATTCCACTAAGTTCGGCAACCAATCTACCCACCGATACAGCGGTTACATTAGTTATTGATAGGGTAGACAGTAATGGAACTTCGACTTCCGCATTAGAGGAAACAATCGTTGGTGTAGTTAGTGGAAGTAATATCGTTAGTGCGGTTAGGGGAGTTGAGGGAACAGCCCAAGCACATAGTGCAGGAGCGGTTGTGGAATTACTTTGGACTGCTGACAATTGGAATGATATGGTTGATTGGGGTGTAGTAGAACACAATCAAGACGGAACACACAAATCAGCCTTAGTTACTACCCTAAAGGCTACAGGAGCCGAAATAGACACAGGGACAGAAGACGCTAAAATAGTCACACCTAAAGCAATAGCGGATAGTAGTATTCCAACAGCCACATCGACGGTAACCTTTACTAATAAAAGAATAACCAAAAGAGTAGGAACTTCCGCTTCGGCCGCTACTCACACAATCAACTCTGATGATTACGATATGTATACGGTTACGGCTCAAGCAGAGGCGGTTACTTTCGCTCAGCCGTCAGGAACTCCAACACAAGGACAAACTCTGATAATTAGGCTAAAAGATGACGGGACAGCTAGAGCGATTACTTGGAATGCAGTATTCAGAGATGGGGACACTGACCTACCAACAACTACCGTAGCTGGTAAAACAATGTATTGTGGCTTTTTCTACAATACCACTGATAGTAAATGGGATTTAGTTGCTTATTTAGATAACTTTTAATGGCATTAAATAGTTGGCAAAAAATAGACCGGGTTATATCAGGTAAACCGTTTGGCGATGGTTCAGGTGGTAATGCTACAATTTCATCAGACCCAAATACTCGTGAAACATGTACAGCCTCAATTAACTCTACTTCATTAACAGCAGGAGGGACTGGACTAGCTAACGGCGATATTGTTTTAATTCACCAAACACAAGGAACTGGAGCTGGACAATGGGAAATAAATAAAATTGCAAGTGGTGGCGGGACTACATCTCTAACTCTCAAAGAACAAACACACTATGCTTATGTATCGGGCGCTCAAATAATTAAAATCCCAATGTATGATGTTGTAACGGTAAATGCTCACACCATAACAGCCTGGAATGGTTCTAAGAATGGAATTGAGGTAATTTGTGGAAGGACAAGTATAACTGTAAGTGGAGCGATAACAGGAAGCGGAGGCACTGGGACATCGTCTAGTTCAACGCAGACAACAACTACTGGCGGAGGTTTTAAGGGTGGCTATCAAAGGTATGGTGCAACAAGTGGACACGGTGGTCATCAGGGTGGTGGAACAAGTGGTGCTGGTTCAGAAAGTTCTAGTGCCAATGGAAATGGCGGTGGAGCTGGAATGTCGACTGGTGGTTTTGGCAGACAATCTGGTGGTGGTGGAGGGAATGGAACAGCTGGAGCGAATGGTGGTGGGATTAATACGGGTACTGTTGGAACTGGTGGTGGGACTGCTGGAAGTGCGGATTTAACAACAATGGTGATGGGAGGAGGTGGAGGTGGCGGTATAACCACGAATACTGGCGAGGTGGTTGGTGCTGGTGGAAGTGGTGGCGGAATTACGATACTTATATCCAAGACAATAACTGTATCCTCAAGTATTACAGTAAACGGCGGAAATGGAGGATCTTCAAACCAAAACGGAGGAGGTGCAGGTGGTGGTGGAGGGGCAGGGTCAGTGCTGGTGGTCGGACAAGATATCACGCTTGGGACAACCCAAATAACGGCAACAAATGGGAGTGGTGGAAACACAAATGACGGTAACGGTAAGGGGGGCGATGGTGGCGATGGTCGCATGGCAGTTCACTATTCAAAGTCTGTCAGTGGAACAACTTCACCTACCTATAATTCTACAAACGATACATCATTAGTTGAAACCAATAGTGGTTTTTTAGCATTTATGTAATTAAAAGTTATAATGAATTATAAAAAAATATAGTCAAAGAGATAAAAAATGACACTTAAACAATTCTTAGAAAAATACTTAGGTCAATCAAAGGGTTATCCTACTGACAAACAATATAAAGGTGAATGCCTTTCTATCTGTAAACTTTACATCAAAGAAGTATTTGGAATTAGTCCCCCACCATCGGGGTCGGGTTCGGCTTATGGTTACTGGTCTAACTTCCCAAATCCTTTGGGAACGGTGTTTAAGAAAGTAAATAACACCCCTGACTTAATCCCCCAAGAGGGTTGGATAGCTGTATGGAAACCGTGGTCAACAAATAAGTGGGGCCACATCGCTATTGTAGCTAAAGGTTCTACTAAAGGAATACTTAAAAACTGGGCTCAAAACTGGTCATCTAGGATATTCCAATTAGAAAGTAATCGGTATACGAATGTTATTGGTTTTCTAGTCCCAAAAAGTTATAATAATCCAGAGGAGCCACCTATGAATGAAATAACCAAATTCTTAAAAGAAAAAGATAAATACACCGAAGGTGATGTCCGTGAAATGTATGGTGCTTGGATGGATTTGGAGAATGTTCGTAAAACCCTAGACACTTGCCAAACTCTTACGAAGTCATTAGAACAAAATATCAAGGAATTAAAGAGGGAAAATAAGGAATTAAGTGAAAAGTGTTCAACTTTAGCAAAAGACCTAGACTCTGCTAATAGGAAAATTGTGAAGTTAAAAGAATTGGTGAGTAAAACCGAAGCTGAAAGAAACCAGTATCGGAAATGGTATGAGAAAACTCTGAGTCGGGACTGTTCTAAACTTAATTTTATTCAACTCGTTGTTATCTTGTTAAAGAAATTGCTAGGAAAATGAAGAATGAAACTACCTTTAAAAAATGGTTTATCGAGAAATCGTTCGCCATTCTCGCTATTGTTGTGGCTGTTGCTAATCTTTGGCTCTTTGCTAAGCTCACTCCTATTTCGTTACATCTTAGTGAAACCGATGGGAAAGTAATCGCTAATGAAAAACAAATTGAAACTATCCAAGAGAATATTCAATATATCCGCAACAGACTAGATGATGTTTATTTATTAATTGCAAAATGAAACTTGTAATCAAAGATAAAAAGAACCTAAAGAAATGGGGGGTAAACTTATTGAAGTTCACCGCTCCCGCCTTGTCAGTGTTCTTCGGATTATTGCAACAAGAAGTTCCCTTTAAGCAAGCCAGTTGGGTTTTGCTATTGGCACTTTACGGGGCGATTTCTGATTATTTGAAAAAGCTAAAGTAAAAAGACACCTCATTTAAAACTCAACGCCGAATTGGTTTTGAAGTGTCTTTTGGGATATTATAACAATTATAGGTTTAAAGTCAAAAAAATATGGAAGGTAGAATAAAACCTGACAAGTGGAGAGAAATTATTAAAGTAATCCCTAAACACAAACTCCCATCTTTAGTAGGTGGAAAGGATTGGTATTTAGAACCAAGAGTAGTCTTAGAGGGGGGTATAGAGGTTCACCCTAAAAATCCTAATTTAGAGATTAGGAATGTTAATCGTTAGTTTTTACATCTTTGGTGTTTTCATAAAAGCAGAAGCCAAGACTCTAAGCACTTATACGGACTTCTTATGTCACTGTGAGTAGAGCGGTTGCGACAATCTATCGTTTTGTTGGCGTCAACAATACGCTACAGTTCAATTCCATTGTATTTAAGTATTTGGGCTATAACATTAGACATAATTATTGAAGCGGTGTCGTGGTCTTTGTGGGCATAAAAGAAAACAAAACTCCCCACCTCATCTGGTCGTTCATATCTCAATCTAAGTAAGTGTAATATGACCTCTAGTGCCTCGTGTGTTAGTATTTCTAGTTTATTAGTTTTGGTTAAACTTTTTTTAATATAAATGGTCGGTTTCCCCTCGTTGTCAGGGTCTCTCAAATCAAAGTAACCATAGTAATCATTACTCATTTTAATATCAAAAGTTAAGTTTAATATTTGTAGTTTTTTAGGTATTTTTAGTTTCATTAGAATGGTAAGTTTTTTGAACAAGTAATTTCTCCGATTTTGTCTCTAAAGTGTTGTTCGAGTTCTTTGAGTTCACCTGGTTTCCATTTTTTAGTCGTTCTGTTTTGTTTCATTAGACGGTCGATTTCTTTTTGACCGTATTTGTTTAGCATAAATTTATAATACTCCGCCCCAGCTCCTTGAAGATAAGTATTACAGTGCACACATTGTAAATGACAGCCGTGTTCGTCAAATAAATTAGCATTGTGTCTACCGGGTAAGAAATGACCAGCGTGAGAGCCTTTGTAAGGGATTATTTTACCGCAGGTGCAACATTTACCCCTTTCAGTTGTTCCAGTCGTTTCTAGACAATCTCGCATACGAATATAGTTGGAAAAAGTCCTCCAACACTTAGCCTTCAGTTTCTTTGTTTTTAGTTTCTTTGTGTTCATCTAAAGATAATTTAACATCATATATTTTAGAAACTTCAAAAACCTTACTTTCAGGATTAAGCATTTCCCATTCTCTGTATCGTTCTAACATATCTAATGCTTCTTCTTTTGTATCAAAAACTTTGGTGGAGATTGTATATTTCATATTGTGTTTAAGAGGCTTTGCTCTATAAAAATTGATAACATTTTTTTTATATTACTTGCGGTGCCCCAATTAGACTCGTTTAAAGGTGTTGATTTGTATCCGCTAGCATTGTATACCACTTTTACTTTAAAAAGAGTTTTTGGGTCGTTTGTAGGCACGATTTTTCGGTAGATTGCTCGTTTGCGGTATCTTATCAACCACTTAGTATCCTTACCTCTCTTAATCCATAATTTGACATACTTAACTTTCATAAGAATATTGTAACACTCAATAATATGAGAACATTCCAAACTGTAATCAGTATACTTACAAGTATAATAATCGTAAGTATGTAACGACCAAGTCTGTATTTGTCTAAATTAAGCAAGGCTAAGGTTACTAAAATCTGATAAAGGATAAAATACCCAATTCCATTCTCTAATAGAAATCTGTTAATCGGGTTCAATTCTAAGTCGGGGTTATACCCAAAGATATAAAGATTGGCTACCGTGCTTAAAACATCGCCCAGTCTAGAGAGTAAAAATAAGGTTCTCATTGTTTTTTAACCCAATTAACCCACCTTTCACTTCGGTTCAATTTAACACCTACTTCTTTAACACTCATAGTTTTAAGCATTTCTTTAGCCCTGATATAAGGTCGTGTTCCTACTGTATACAGCTTTCTAGCTCTGATAGTAGCGTTTCTATAATACTTAGCAAAGGTCTTTTTATCTTCGGGGTTTAGCCAAATATCTTTCTCTTTCCTAATTCCCTTGTTTCCTCTTGGTAGGTATTTTTTAGGTATTGTATTCATGAGACCTCCCTTATTGATACTAGCTTAATCTTTTCACCACAATCCATTATCGGAAAGTTTTTGTCACAGTGTTTTCTAATAAGGAGACTTCTATTACAATCGCAACTATTATTACCGTCTTCATAAATATGGTAGAGACTATATGACCCAACATCGTGCATTGTGTATGTCTTTCCATTAAACTTAAAGATAATTTCAAACTTTCTTTTATTAAACAGGTATTCTTTAGGTATTGTGTTCATATATCCAATGAATTTCTAATGTCACGAATTGCCTCTATTCTCTTTAGGCTTTTTGTAAGTGATTGTTTTATGTCTTCCAAGTAAACGGTGTCGACATAGTTTATGGGGTAATCGGTTATACCGTCAGAAATGACAGCAGAAAACATGGTAACTTTTCTACTAAACAGCCTTTCTAAGAATGGTCTTTTATCAATAATGTTTTTAACGAAGTACGCTCTTTTCACTTCTCCTCCTTTGGCTTGCTTGCCAACTTTTAATATAAGTTTCACCATTGTTTAGTTTAACGGTAATCTTTAATTCAGACCAATCATCTCCCTCTCTACCACATAATAAGGTAAATAATTCATCCCAACTTTTTTCTACTTTTTTAATTAGTTGCTTGTCCATTTGTCTCTTTAACAAATAACTTCCACAATTCAGTCCTAAACTCTTTTCCCTCTTTGCTTAGATACCCACAATCCTCCAGTGTTTCTAGTATTTCTTCTAAATCTAAAGGCGAGATGTGATTGTAGTCTTTGATGAAATCTAACGGTTTATAACCTAATTTATAACTTGTATTTTCAAATTGGTTGATGACTTTGTCAATATATTTATCTATTAAATCCGACATTTCTTGAACTGCCCACCCATATTGTCCTGCTCTCTCGAACCTAATCAATATTGCTTCTAGCTCTTCTACCGTTGGTTTTTCTATAGCTCTGCTTTTATGTTTCATTTATCCTCCTCTTTTTATTTTATTTAATGCTTCTATTAAGTTGGTGAGGTTCTTTTTGTCTATCCTTATAATGCGGGCAAGCCAACCACTATACCTTGTAATTGTTATGTCGCCATCAGGTTCTAATCTAACTTCATAATCACCCCATTTTACTGTTATTTCATCTGGTCTTTTCTTTACAGTTGTTTTAATTTTCATTTGTCCTCCAATTTAATGTTTAATGTAAATCGTTCGTTAAGAAAATCAAAAACTTTTTCTCGATATTCTTTGTCGTTGGCAAATCTTTTTAGTTGCCTTTGATATTTTGAGTTAGAATACTCCCCAAGTAGCTTCTTTCCATTGACAAGAAATGAAATGAATACTGCCTCGACTGAAAATGGTTGACAAGTTCTATCTAGTTTCATTTGTTCTCCTTTAGTAATTCAGAATTTTGATAAATGTTCCCAATAACCTTGGCGTTCTTTGAAATAAAAAACAAGTCGTGTTGCATGAACCTATTAAAAGCGACAAATTTACCGTTTGCAAATCTTACTTCATAAACATTTCTTTCCGTTGTAATATATTTAACAACATCCCCCTCGTATATCTCCTTTCCGTTTTTATCCTTCAAGCCAGTAAATTGCAAGAGAATAAATTCTAAGTCACTTCTAATTGGTTCTCCTTTTTCTTTAATAAAAAAACTTTCTCCGTCTACAAAATGTAAGTATGGTTTTTTAATTATTCTTTTATTTATAATATCCCAAACTCTAAATCTAACTTTTTTCATTTGTCCTCCTTTAGTAAATCATCTAATATTTTCTTTTTCCATTGTTTAATTTCTTCAACTACTGGCACGCTCTCTACTACTTGTTTGATGGCCTGGCGGAAAGCTATTACTATTTTAGTCGGATCTACATAGGGGTTGCAGTAATTTTGATTTAACATAATGTTGCTGTTTTCACAGAAAGAAATTGCTCGACATAATTCTTCTATAAATTCCTTCTCAATCCTTTTTAGGTTCATTTTTGTCCTCCTTAAGTAATTCAGGATTTTCATAAATATTACCGATAACTTCAAAATCCCAACATCGTTCCTTATAATCACTTGTATACGATAAACCATTATGAATAAAGTTGTTAATCTTAATATTATAACCTCTTACTCCATAAGCAAACTTAAACTCACCATCTTCAAAAGTAACGACACATCTATTTTTTGAAAACGATTTGCGTTTTTTCTTAGTCATCTTTTCGATTTCTTTTTTATGTTTCAAATCTTTCCACCAAGGTATTATTATGTGATAATGTTTATATTCAATAATATCTCCTTCATATATCTCCTTTCCATTTTTATCTTTTAGGTTGGTAGATTGCATCAAAACTAAGGTCTCTTTTCCTTCATAGGTCAACCCAAAATCTTTTTCTAATCCATAGGATATTATTGTGGGGATGGTGTCGGGGGTATTTCTAACCGTAACTCCCTTTATGTTTCCATTCTTATCAAAATGTAAATCGGTAACAGTTAACATCTTTTTGTGGAATGTTTGCCAAACTCTAAATCTAACTTTTTTCATTCTCCCCTCCTACAAGGTTGCTTCCACATTGGCAAATTACTAAATGATTGTGGATTATCTATATTACAGCCCTTTTCTGATAGTTTCTGTCTAACTCTTTGGTCTATATAATCCTTTTCAAGATATATAGGAATACTTGTTATCTTTTTGATAGACGAAACGATAATATAAAAGGCTATGGAAAATAGAATTAGGGGTAAGATTAGTTTTTTCATTTTTCTCCTTTTTTAATTTGTAATTTTTTGGTACAAATAAATATCATCAGCAATCCTTCCTTTACGTTCAAATTCCCAAACCTCTGCATGTGAGCTTGGGTCTAGCACTGGCTTAGGGTTTAGGATTCTGATTATCGGTATTGGTTGGGAGATATACATCCTTTTTAAAAAACCATTATATTCTAATATTGCTTTTAGTTTTTTTATGTTTTGTTTTTATTTAATTAGTAAAGACCGTCCGATATCGCTTCGGCTAGTTTCAATAAATTGTTAATTTCTTTAAGTGTCATCTGTTCTAACTCTTGCTTAGAAAATGTATGGTTAACCGACCACCTTGGGTTATACCAATTTTCACTACACCCCATACTGTTTCTTTGGTTAATGTCCCTAATGGTTGTAATTTCCTTGATTAAGTCTTTCTTTTTCATAGTTTATTTAATAAGTAATAATTAAACACTCACCCGTGCTACCAATCAAACTTGTACTTCGCCTGATTGGTAACCCTCGTATACTTGATGGAATTAGTCGCCTTGTATAGTTTCTTTGGGCTTCCATCGGGGCAACACTGAGTTGACAGAGCTGGTAATGAATCAGTTGCACTATACTCACGGGTTAATGTTCAATTTTTAATGTTCTCCCCTTTTGAGCATATTCCCAAAAAGGTTGCCTTTGGTGGGTCAACCTCCCAGAAGCCCACCATTGGCATTATAGTCCTGCTTTCTCTAGACTCACTTTCCAGTGTCTTAGGCCTCTAGGATAGCCCTCTCTTTCGAGAATAGAGTAAAAGCAGTTTACATTGTCTTTGTAGTTATATACATCACCTTTACAGTAAAGAGCAAAGGTTGAATCAATAAATTGGTAAAGTCCTTTAGCGGTAGAGTTGGGGTTCTTTGCTTTGGGATTAAGACTACTCTCAACCTTAGCCAATTCTATAAACTTGGTAATAGTGTAATCATCATATCCCAACGATTGACCTTTTCTTCTTATATAGCACATAGGTTCGTCACAAGGAGTTAAGGTAGGAGTTGGAATTGTAGTTGGGGTTACTGTCGGAGTTTTCTGTTCTTTAATTTGGTGTCGGTTAAACATTCCCATTGGAAAGAATGCTAGCATTATTGCAATTATAAAGGAGATTAAGTATTCAACGGTTTCGGAGGTTTCTTTTTTCATAATTTCATTATACTCTATCTTTACTAATCTGTCAAGTATACAAAAGGAGAGAGTCTCAACCGTTAGGCTTCCACCCTCTCCCCTTTCATACACTCAACTTATTTTTAACCCAATCAATAAACCCTTCCATTTTTTTAGCATACCAAGTATCAAATAGTTCGTCTGTTTTAGTTTGTTTCCAAAGAATAAATAAGACCGACCGCAGACGCTGGCTAGGAGTTTTAGTATCAGTCTTGCCTTCGATAGTTATTTCTTCTCTAACGCCTTTAGGAGTAAAGGTGGTCTCACATTCGATGTTTTGTAATTCCATAAATAAGACTTTTTGTTTTGGGTCTAATTCGGGAGTCGAGATAGTCAAACCTAGTGAACCATCTACTTTGGCTCTAATACCTGTAATGATAGTGTTTACCTTTACTGATTTCATTTGTCTTCCTTTTTGTCTTTAATTTTTTTCCACCAAGCATATAACCATTGTCTAGCTGTTCCAATTGGCTTGTAACAAAGTCTGTTGTTCTTCCAATAAACTTTCATAACAGGGTGATTTCTGTAAACCAACACCTTACCTTTTCCTTTAGCACTTCCAACCGGAACTGCTTTGGTATCAATAACAAAAGGAACGAATGACTGACCCCCGTTAAGAATTAGAAACACCACTTCATCTCTTCCTTTAACCAGCTTTTCTTTCCAATCAACAACAGTTTCAAAAGCCTTGTTAACACTCTCTCCAACAAAAGTAGTTAATCTATACTTCATTTTTTTTGACGACTTTTAACCTCATTTCTAACATAAACTTAAAATCAGCCCATCTTATATTTCCACCGTGATTAGGTCTATCATTACCCATAGCTATTATTTCCTTGTAGGCTTTTTCATATCCCCTTAACTCACATTTAGTCATTTTAGCCTCCCCAATAAATCCTTAAACATTTTAATTCCTTCGTCTAAACCTAGTTTTATTTTTTTGATAGCCTCTTCGTCTCGCTTTACTCTTTTGATTACTAAACTCTTTTCGAAATTAGGATTAAAAACCACATAATCACACCACTTTCTATTAGTAACATACATTTGCATTTGCATTTGCCACCTATGAGCCGAATCGATTTCATCGCTTAGTCTTTCTTTGATAAAATTGACATCGTTTTTACATTTAATCTCTACTAATCCGTCTTTGACTAATCCGTCTGGTGAGGCTCCGACATATTCGTTTAATTCACAAAACCCAACTTGTTCAACGATATTCCCAGTTTCTAATTCGTAAGCGTCTCGTGCCATAGCTTCTAGTTCGTGTCCTCGCTCCATATCTTCATTAGTATATTCTGGGGCTTTATTAGCCAGCTTCTCTGCAAGTTTTTTATAGACTAGGGTTTCTAATCCTTTTCCTGCGGTTGCGATAGCCTGAGCGGTGCTAGCGGAAAATACGCCAAGCCTTTTTTGTATCCACTCTTCCGAGCCTTGTTCGAAAGTATAGATTTTCATTTCAATTCCTCCTTTCTTTGATTGTAGATATTTAACAAGGATTTTTGATATTTATGCTTAGTTTCGGTTTGGATTTTCTTAGCTAAAGTATTTAAGGTCAATAAATCCGAAACTGCATTTAACTGCTTGACGTATTTCTCGGGCAAGTCTACAGTCTGCGGGACTGGTTTAGCCACCTCTTCTACTGCACACATTCCGATATTCAAATACCACCTTAAGGCTCTAGCGATAGCTCTTGTTTCAGCCATTCTGTATTTATGGGGGGCTATCATTTTATTAACATTTATGTTTTCGGCGTCTCCGTGTCCGGTGAATGTTCCTTTTTTACCTTTCACAATAGCTTTAAAAATAGGTCGTTCTGGGGTGCTAGACTTTAATTCATAAGTTTTGATAGAAGTTCCACCATTATTATGAAAGGCGTCTAATAATCCTTCAAATAAAACAAACTGTTTACCTTGTATACTTATGATGAATTTTTTATTCATAGTCTTTTTTAATTAGTAAAATCTTTTTTAATTAATAATTTCAATCTCTCTAGAGCCTCGTCGCTTTTACCTGTTAAATAGGCTCGCTCTAAGGCTTTTTCTGTGGCGTCTTGCCTTATATCGGGGTCTAAAATGCCGGATAGTGTTTTGGCTATCTTTTTGTAATTCATTGGTCGTTTACTAAACTGTCATAAGCGTGGGACTGTTCTAATATAGCTTCTTCTCTTAACTCTTCGTATAACTCTTGGTTGTATCTCTTTCTTTCCTTTTTGGATTTGGGGTCTTTGTATTTTTGGAGGTTTTTCATTTTTAAACTTTTTCCATATAGTAAACGGCAAGCGCCATCATTGTTATTGCGAAGAGCTCCCCAAAACCAAAGTCTCCTACACTAAGTAGATTGAGCATACCAGTAACCAAGATAATAAAGTATACTTCGTATATCCTTTTTATCCATTCAAGTTTCTTTTTCATTTTAACCATATTGGTTTTAGTTTAATTTTTAATTGCGTGTCCACCTGCATTTTCTGCTTTTCAACTTTTCATTTATAGTTGTTGTTGCCTCAACTGATTTGATTATAGACTATCTTTACTAATCTGTCAAGTAGTTGATTTAGTATTAAGCCAGTGGTGAATGGTTTGTCTGGTGATTTTAAACTTTCTTGCTATCTTGGCAATCGGAACACCCAATTCAATTAAACTCTTTATCTCGGCAAACTTCTTATACGAAAACTTTGTCTTCATAAGCTATTATAACATATCTGTAAAGAAGTAAAGTTGATATAGTTTTTACTAATTTACTTTCTAAGTTGGATAGTATATTGTTAGTTTAGTTACTAATTAGGAGGAGCAGAAGTTATGTCTACAACCCAAGAAGAAAAACCTTTTTCCGTATATAGGTGCGAGGTCTGTAAAGGTCGTGGAACAGTCAATTGGGGTAAGGAGGAGTGCAAGGCTTGCGGTGGCAAGGGATACATAGTGCTAGACAATATGACTGGTCTACCCGTTAAAGGAGGAGCTAATGGGGTGGAAACAACCAATACCAACTGACCTAGAAAAAGACTTTGGAGACGACAAGATTGCTTATATGTTGTTTCTACTATTACTGGTAAGGGCTAGAAATGAGGACACGGTTATAAAGTGGGGAGGAAAATTCATCAAACTTAAGAGAGGTCAATCGTTGTTTGGGAGGAACTCTTTTTGTAGATATTTTGGACTTTCACCGTCAGGAATTGAAAAAGTTTTAAAAAGGCTCGAAAAAGTAACAGGCAAAGTAACAAGCGAGAGAACCACAAGTTTTACAATAGTTACCATTAAAAACTACGATGAGATAACCTCAATGTCACAAGCAAAGTCACAAGCGAGTAACAAGCGAGTAACAAGCGAGTACCAAGCGAGTAACACTAACAAGAATGTATTAGAGAGTGTTAAGAGTGTTAAGAGTGTTAAAGATAATACATACATAAGTTCTTCAACTCATAAAAAATACACCCTAGAGGAGTTAGCTAAAATTTATGTTGATTTGTTTAACAAGGTAATGAAAACAAAATACAAATCCATAAAGGCAATACTAAAAGGACTAGAATACTGGTTACAAACATACGAAATACCAGACATAGAGATAGCAATTAGAAACATACCGTCAAATAAGTTTTGGAAAGACAAAATGACCCCAACTATATTATTCAGGAGAAAAAATCCACAAGGGGAAGATGTGGATTACATAGGAAACCTATTGAACCATTAAAAATTAAATAAACTATGCAATCAATAAAACAGATACTAGACAACAAAAAACTCCTACAGGAGAAATACAAAAATGAAGTGGGGATGAAACTAACCCCCGATAACACTCCAGAGTGGATTAAATTAAAGGCTAAAGTCAACGGTCTTGGGACAGATGTTTCAATGTGGGCGAGAAAAAGACCTGTGAACAAGAGAGAGATAAAGAATGGGTCATTAAAAGGGGCTATGGTGTATGAAATAATTGTAGAAAAAGGAAAGTTTGGACACAAAGATTATATGATTAAGTCTGTTGTTTATGAGAGAAGTGGTATCTTAAAGGCTTACTATGTCGGGTTTTTGTCAAACAAGAATATGTGTTATTACAGACACATCATCGACAATATGAGCCAACTAAATGATAAAAAAAGTTTTATTTAGTATCCTAATTTTCTCGCTGGCGAGAACTGTGCTATAATCAAGTATGAGAGGAGCCAACGGCGGGAGACCGTCCAAATATAAAGAAGAATACTGTGAAGAAGTAGGGAGATATTTAGATGAGTGTGGATTTGGCAGATTGCCAATGGTTGAAGACTTTGCCATAAGATTGGGAGTATCTAAACACTCAATTTATAGATGGGTGAAAAAACACGAGAAGTTTCGCGACTCTTTGAAAGCCATCAAGATAAATCAGAAGAGACAACTCATAAACGACGGCATATATGGAGGCAAAGAAGTCAACTCAACAATAGTCAAACTATTACTCCAAAACAATCACGGAATGAAAGAGAAGACCGATGTTACTACTGGAGGCAAACCAGTTGCTATACTAGGAGGAAATGCGTTATCAAGCCACAACAGCCACAAAGAAACTATTAAAGCTGAAAAAGAGGATTAGGGGTGTATCGGGTGGAACTAGTGCCTCTAAGACTATCAGTATACTTCTTATCCTTATAGATTACGCCCAGAGTGTCCAGAATGAATTAATCAGTGTTGTATCAGAAACATACCCACACTTAAAACGAGGAGCGATTAGAGACTTCCTAAACATAATGGAGGGTCATAAATACTTCAAACCAAAAAGGTGGAATAAAACCGACTCAACTTATACATTTGAAACTGGAAGCAAAATAGAGTTTTTTAGTGCCGACCAATCAGGTAAAGTAAGAGGTCCAAGACGAGATGTTTTATTTATAAACGAAGCAAATAACATTTCATACGAAGTCTACACGCAGTTAGAAATACGAACACGGAAAATAATATGGATGGACTGGAATCCAACGATGGAGTTTTGGTTCTATACTGAAGTCAAAGACAAAGAGGATACAGACTTTATAATTTTAACCTACAAAGACAATGAAGGATTGGATGAGTCAATTATAAAATCAATCGAAAGCCGAAAAGAGAACAAGAATTGGTGGAGGGTATTTGGATTAGGGCTTTTAGGAGAATTAGAAGAAAAGGTTTATAAAGACTGGAAACTAATAGACGACATTCCCCACGAAGCTAGACTAGAGAGATATGGACTAGATTTTGGCTATAGTAACGACCCCACAGTTATTATTGCGGTTTATTATTATAACGGCGGATATATACTAGACGAAATAACCTACCAAAAGGGATTAAGTAATAAATCTATCGCCGACATATTTAATAACCGACCAAAGGCTTTAGTTATAGCGGATAGTGCCGAACCTAAAAGCATAGACGAAATAAGAACATACGGAGTAAACATATTAGGAGCTTCTAAAGGTCAAGGTAGTGTTTATCAAGGCATTCAGTATGTCCAAGACCAAAGGATAAGCATAACCAAACGAAGTGTTAAATCTATCAAGGCTTATAGGAATTATATGTTCAAGACTGATAAAGACGGAAGAATACTAAACGACCCAGATGACACGATTCACGAATGGTCAAACTCAATGGATGCCGTTAGGTATGCCCTCACTGACCTCAAACCTAATGTAGACACTGAATTACCACCGGAAGAAAATTTAGATGGATTATATATATGAAATATGGAGTAAAATTAAATCCAAAGAATTTACAAGCACACTTGGATATAGAGTCCGACATCCAAAGGATTAAAAATGGAACAATAAATTTTGTATTGAAAGTAAACAGAGGAAATTTGGTAGACTATGTTATCTATGAAAGCGTCCGAGATACCGAATTTACCGCTTCACTTGCTAATAGAAAAACAAGCGTCTGATATTCAATTTGGACAGATAACTTATACTTGTCAAATTAAAAACGGTCTGGTGATTATGAAAACACTAGATGTTGTTACTGCCAAGAGAAAGAGATACAAAATTGAAAATTAACAAAATTGAAAATTAACAAAATTGACAACAACCAGTCTTAGTGTTATATTAAATTATTAGCAATGGCACAATGCGTGCGCACAGCTCCCTGATGGGGGCTTTTTTTATGAGCCTAATATTACAAAGAAAACAAGCGTCATACGAATACCTTAAACAAAAGAGGGATGACTGGGATGAATATGAAAAACTATTTCATAATTCCTTATCAAACCACAACGATGCCAGGTCGCACGTCTTTGACCCTAAACTTTCGACTTTGATGATTGAAAGGGCATATCGTGTTATGGCTCAAAACCCTACAGGAAAGGTTAGAGCTATAAGCAGAAACGATGAGGGAACATCCAGGTTAATGAATTTAGTCCTAGACAAATATATTCTTAAAAACGCTAATTCTCAATTCAACTTCTTAACTAAGTTACGAATGGTTGATATTTATTCTAGTTTATATGGCAGTTACTATGGTTTAGTGGATTGGACAGTAAAAAAGAATGGCTATGCTGGTCCTGATTTATGGTTACTTAATATACGAGATGTCTTCCCTCAAGTAGGGGCGGTATCAATTGAAGACAGTGATTATATTATCGTTAGAAGTTGGCAACCAATCTCATTCTTTGAGAAAAAGTTAAAAGACAAAGAGTTTAAGAATATCAAGAAGATTGTAGACATATTAAAGAAAAAATCTAACCCCCAAAAATCAGCTGGAGAGAAGACTAAAAGAACCAACGACAAATATCCCCAAGCAGAGGGAACCAAATCAGATGGTTATTACGAAGTCTTAACAATGTATGAAAAAGACAAATGGACAGATTATTGTGTTGACGCCGATTTAAACTTTAGGGAAATAAAGAATCCCCACGATAACGGAGAATTGCCAGTAGTTCAAAAATATTCTATTCCTTTAATGGACGACTTTATGGGTATGGGCGATGCCGAAAGAGGTGGAACGATGCAACACGTGGTTAATTCTGTTTGGAACTTATATCTAGACGGAGTTAAAACAAGCATTTATCCTCCAGTTCTAATCAACAAAGACAACATAGCCTCTATGAGTTCAATTAAAATGAAAGCAGGGGCAAAATGGTTGGTTAGAAATCAAATAAACAATGCAGTCCAACCAGTCAATCTAAGTCCTTTAGGTATATCCACCTTCAATAATACATTCCAAATAGCCAATGCCTCATTACTTAATATGTTTGGAACTACAGATACTGCGGTTACCAAACAGACCGAAGCAGGGTTTGGTAAAACTCCAGAAGCCTTGAAAATGCAGGGTGCAAGAGAAAATACAAGAGATAATGCTGATAGGTATTATATGGAGCAATTTATTAATAAGGTTGTGAATAAAATGGTCAATTTAATGTCTAAAAAGAACTCGGGCGGAGTGGCAATTAGGATGTTTAAAGATGAAATAGAAGAATTAGCCTCACAGTATGAAGATATCCAAGATATATATGACGAAAAGACAGGCAAGTTAACTATCTCAAAAGGAAAGATAGGCAATATTTTATATGATTATGAAATTGTAAGTGGTTCGACTTATTTAGTTGACCAAAAATCCCAGCAAGAAAATGTAAACGGATTATTAAGTATGATACTTCAAGACCCCGAAATGAAACAGCAAGTTATACAAACAGGTTATGCCCAATTAGGGAATATTAAAGTATCTGTAGGAGAATTGCTTAAAAGGTCAATAGTTAACTCAGGTCTACAAGACTGGGATAAGATAATTGAAGAAGAAAAACCAGAAGATATGACTAATAGGATTTTAGATGAGGGAACTCAACAATTTATTCAAGCGGTGCAACAAATGCAAAGTCAAGGTGTGCCAACAGGAGGTCAAAATGTCTGAAGCTATAAAACCAAAGTTTTTTAACATACCAGCACTAACTAAAACAAAAAAGTCTGAAGGACCAACCGATGAGGAAACCTCGTTATATACAATGTCCAAATCACACGGTTGGCAGTATTTAGTTAAAATAATAGAAAAAATGATATCCGACCTAGATAAAATCAACGACACAGCCATTACTAGCGGGGCTACATTTGAAGAAATAGGACGAAACACCATAGTTATCAGTTTAGTCAAAGACATTGTTAGAAAGCTCTTAAACAAAGTCAACGACGCAAAGGAAGCGTGTGAAAGCGGAGGAGGTAAATGAAACCTATGAGGAAGTTTTTAAATTCGTTCCCAAAGGTCGCCATAACTGGAGGCAACAAGGTTTTTACCTCGTTTGTAAAAGTTGCGACCTCCAGCACGCAATATTTATCGGACCTGATAAGGTTATGGTTGGTGAAACTAAGGAGGGTAAGCCAATCTTAAAGAAGAGGGTTTAATTGTGTGCATTATGTGCCTACAATCAAGCTCTTTGCTTGGGTAATCTCATATCACCTTACGGGTATGGTTAAAAGTTATTAAAACTATGGACGAAAGTCAAAAGATGGCGTTAAACGAAAACGAGGAAGCAAACGCTGATACCACGCCAGTATCTGAAGCTACTGAGGAAGTCAAGGAAACCGAATCGACGGAGGAGGTTAAACCTGAAGCTGAAACAGGTGAGAAGTCTAAAAAGGGCTTTTCTAATCGAGTTAGAGAATTGAATGCTCGTGCGAAGCAGGCTGAAGAAAAGGCACGCCAAGCTGAGGAGCAAATCAAATCGCTATCTGAAAGGGTTGAGGAACTAACAGGCGGTTCGCCTGATGTGCCACAATACACACCTCCAATCCAACCGGGGGCAGAAATAACCCCAGAGCAATATGGTAACGATGTTGCCAGAAGAGCTGATGCGATTGTTAATTTGCGACTTAAACAGCAAAGTGCGTCTTTGAAAATACAGTCTGACACTCAAGCGGTTGTTCAGAAATATCCCGAACTCGACCCTGATAATGACCTTTTTGATAAAGACTTATCTCAATCGGTTACTGAAGCAGTAGAGGCAAAGGTTCGAGCCAACCCCTACTCCGCAGATGTCAAAGGCTTTGTTGATAAACTGATGAAACCTTATAAAAGGTCGGTAGCCAAAGAAGTTGGAAAGGTAGGCGAGGAATTAGCCAAACAGGCTTCGCAAACCGCTGTAAAACCAACCTCAGTTAGAAAGCCAACGAAATCAGCAGAGGAAAAGTCTATACAAGAACTAGAAAGGGAACTGGGGATTGTTCAGACTTAACCTTAACTTGGCGTAAAATTAAATAGGAGTAAAAAATATGGCAGTAGTCGGTAGCGGAATATCCGGTGCAACCAATGTCAATACTACTTCATCGTTATCTGCAGAGATAATGACCTACTACGAAAAAGTTTTCTTAGCTAGGGCGGAGTATGACTTGATATTGAAAGAGGGTTCTCAAAAAAGAACTCACCCTGTTAATTCAGGACACACCGTAAACTTTACGCGTTACGAACCACTAAGTATTATTACTACCCCATTGGGAGAGGCTTCTAACCCTGTAACCTGTGCCGTCACAGCTTGCACCGTTTCGATGACTCTTTCAGCCTATGGTTTAACCGTAAACTCTGGAAAGATGGAGACTTTGGTTTCTATTGATTCAGGTGCTAAGGAGAAAGTCGAATTAGTCGGTCAAAATATGGGCGAAACTCTTAACCGTTTGGTTAGGAATGAGCTTGAAAATGGGACAGCCTATTACCCAAATGGACACGATGTAGCCAGCATCGCCGCAGGCGATGTTTTGGATGCTTGTAATATCCGTTTGATGGTGAGACAGCTTGAACTAAATAAGGCTCGTGCTTATAAAGACGGGACTTTTATGGGGAAGACAGACCCTTATAGCAAACACAGATTGCTGGGAGATACAACTTGGATTAATTCCAAAGTCTATTCTGATGTAAAGAAACTTTACAAAGGAGAGATGGGTGAGTTATACCAGGTTCGATGGCTTTTGAATAAAGACTTATCGTCTGGAACAGAAGCGGCATCAACAGCATCTTCGGGTGTTACAAGGTTCTATACTTATGTTCACGGCTCTGACGCATTTGGAACTTACGACTTAGCACAAGACGTTCCGAAACTTTATATTCTTCCTAACGTGGTGGATTCAAACTCACCTGTTGGTAGAATCACTAAAATTTCGTGGGCGGGTTCTTATGCAACTAAATTACTTAACAGTAATTGGGCATTAAGTTGTCGTTTCACTAGCGTTTAGTCGAGATAGGGGATACAGACGCCCTTAACTGTATCCCCGCATTTGTTAAAATAAAATTTTTGTTAAAATAAAATTAATAAAATTATGGATAAAACAAGACAAGCAGATTTACAACAACTCCGCAGGGAGTATAAAAACACTCGCGACCCAGTTATGAAAAAAGTAATTGAGGAAACTGGCAGAAAGATAAGAAACGAAGACAGTTGGACTAAAAGTGCTAGAGAGGCTTTACTAAGAGAAACAAGAAAAGGTAGGACTCAAAATACCAAAGACATTAGAGAAGATATGTTGAGGAGAAGAAATGCCATTTAGAACCCCAACAGAACCAACTGTAGATATAAAGACCGAAGCAAAAGATAAGACTACCGTTAGCACAGATAAGACAATTGTTCCTTATAAGGATTACGAATCTGAAAATGGCAGACCTTTTGTAGCCGAATATTATAAACTAGGTGATACCTGGAATGACCCAAATGGAGGTTTTTCAAAAGAAATATCACTTATACAAGAATTTTTTAACGATAGAATTGAAAAAGGAGAACTACCAAATAATGTCGAAGCCATAAAAGAAGCATTAAAAAAAATGGAAAAGATAACCAACATAGACAAAAACGAAAGACCAATAGTTAAAATTGAGGTCGTTTCAGAATATGTTAAATTCTTGAGAAATTGCGATAAAATAAAGTTTAATTTAGCAAGATATGGTAAGTAAAGATATAAAAACAGCAAAATCGGTTCAAGAGGTGTGGAATTTAGGTTTTGACACAGAATTTAATTTACCAGTAGTAGAGATGGTTGGGTATGACGGTAACGATATGCAAAGACTCACCTCAGATGCAGTGGCAACTAAAATTACAGTTTCGGGTGATGATACTTATATTGGAATCGCCCCACCTGGAACAGCACAGGCTACAGCTAAATGGCAATGTAAGAAGATTAGCGTAAGTGGAAGCGACACTACAATTACTTGGGCTGATGGTGATTCTGAGTTTGATAATGTGGCTACCGACCTTACAAGTTTATCTTATTCGTAATGGGAATCGTAATCGACAATATTGTAAAGGGAAATGTTTTAATGCACTCACACAATATGGATGTGAGTGATATTTCAATTAAAAAGTTAGGTTCACCAACCTATACGACTTTAGAAGAATGGATAAATACGACTCAATCGGTAGGAAAGATAAGCGGGGGGGGTTTGACAGATAATGGAGATGGAACAGTTGCAGTTTCTAATGGAACGGGTTTGATTAGGGCTACTAATGATGACACTGCTCAAATCCTTTCTATTGATTGGTCAAATGATTCAAGTGTTTCTCTTGTGGATAACAGTGTTAACTATATTTATGTTAGATACAATTCTGGGAGTCCAGATGTCATATCTTCTACCACACTTCCCTCTGATAAGAATACCGATATCTTATTAGGATTAGCCTACAGAAACGGGACGGATATCCACATAATTACAGCTGGTCAGCTTATAGCTAACTATCCAGCTAAAACTCTATGGAAGGATATTGAGATAAATGGTAAGTTTCAAAGAGTAAACGGTCTTATACTCGGAGAGAAATCTGACAGAAAAATCTCTATTACTTCGGGCTATATTTATGCAGGTTTAACTAAATTATCCATTCCAGCTTTTGATAGTTCGGTTTCAGATACTTTTACTTCAATCTATAGAGATGGTTCGGGAGATTATACCTATGTTACAGGGCAAACACAAATTGACAACACTCATTGGGACGATGGTTCGGGGACATTAGCAACCTTATCTAATCCGTTGGGTTGGAGGTCTTATTACGGTGTTCATTGGGTCTACCAAGATGCTGGCGGACACGTATTCGTTTTATACGGTAGGGGTGATTATTTATTAAGTGATGCTGAGAATACACAACCGCCATCTGATATTCCAGATTTACTTTCAAATATTGGTGGTTTGATAGGAAGAATTATTATCGAAAAAGATGCTACTAGTCTTACAGAAATAAAGTCAGCTTTTAATGTTGTGTTTATTCCATCAGTAGCTTCAGAACACAATGTATTAGCTGGACTACAAGGTGGAACAACCGACGAGTATTATCATTTAACAGAAGATGAACACACAGAAGCTACCAGAGATGCTACAAATACTCAAAACGGCTTAATGCCAACAGGGAAACTAGATAACTGGGATGATGCTTATACACACACCACTTCAAATGGTACAGACCATACTTATATAAACCAAGATGTACAGACTACTGCAAGTCCGACTTTTGCAAATGTCTATGTTCCCGATGGGGGATTTATGGGAGTTAGTGGAGAAGACGGTTGGACATTTGACAGCACGAATGGAGATATATCGACTATGAGTAACGTCGGCATCGGTGTATCTCCTACTTACTTACTAGATTTATATCGTTCTTCTAACGGTCCAACAAGAATTAGAATTTCAAACCCAAATACAGGAAATAATGCCTGGAGTGATTTTTACATTCGTGCAGATGATGGAGCTGGTGGATTACAAGGATATGCAATTCAAATGTTTGGAAAAGGATTCACATCGACTTGGGATAGCATTCCGATGGGAGGCTATGCAAGATTTCGTTCAGAGACCAGCGTCTCAGGATTGGTATTTACAACTGGCGGTAATAGTCCACTTATATTTGGAACGCAAGATAACGAACGTTTACGTATTCTAGGAAACGGCAACGTTGGTATCGGGACAGCGGGTCCCGCATCCCAGCTTGAAGTAAACGGGGGTTGTAATATCGGAGGGGCAAACGCCGTGTCAGATAATAATTTGTATGTTACCAATAACTGTTCTGCTGCTTCATTTACAGATAGAACGCCATACTATGAAGGGGATGCATTAGCAGAAATTAAAGCTATAAAAAGCAAAGATGGGAAGAAAGAAATAGACCATAGCTCATTGCCAGTGTTCGCACAAAAAGAACTACGACAAGGTGTAACAGAATTAGTAGAGATAGAACAAGAAGTTAAAGACGAGAAAGGTGAGACTATTCTCGATGAAAACAAAAAGCCAGTCACAGAAACAGTAACTGTAGAACGACAAAAATATGATGAGAATAATGAACCTATTATGGAAACTGTAGTAGAAAGAGATATCGGTGCAATGGTATCTATACTTACAGTAGCTGTTCAACAAATATCTGATAAACTTGATAAACTAGAATTACTAATTTAGGAAAATATGAAAACACATATTTAGAAATATGAAAGCACATATTTAGGAAAATATGAATATTACAAAAGAACAAGTTAACGTTATTATCAATTATCTAGCTAGGCGACCTTATATGGAAGTTTATAAATTAATAGATATGTTGAGTAATTTACAAAAAGAAGTTAAGAAAAAATAATGTGATATAATTGCTTATTAGCATTTTAGAAACTTAGGTGATAGAAAATTACATTACAGGAAGCAATGGTTTTGTAGGTAGCCACTTATGTAGGCGAATAGACTGCACCCCAATAAGACACCAAGATATTCAGACGGTTAAACTAGACAAATTCAAGAGATTTTTTTTCCTTTCCACTTATGGGAATATGCACCACCATAATAATGACGAATTAATCGTCAGGGCTAATGTTTTTGACCCACTAAGTATTATAACTAGGTCATCAGACTTCGAGTCGTTTGTTTTTTTTAGCACTTCATCGGTTAAATTACCCACTCAAACAATGTATTCAAGAACTAAAAGGGCGACAGAAGAAGTTTTACTAGCTTTTAGAGAGAAACACAAACTACCTATTTGTATAATCAGACCAATGTCAATTACAGGGGTAGGAGAACAAAAAGAACACTTAATCCCAACTTTAATTAGGGCGAGTTATAGTGGAGAAACCGTAAACTTTGTTCCCGAACCACGACACGATTTTATAGATGTAGAAGACTTAGTTAATGGGATTTTAAACCTATCAAACCATAAAGTCGGAGGAGTTTTTGAATTAGGCACTGGAACATCTTATTCAAACCAAGAAGTCCTAGAAATGGTTGAGGATATAACTGGAAACAAAATAAAAACCAACATAGTTAATTCTTTAAGACCATACGACACAAAAAAATGGGTATCGGATAATTTTAGGTCAAGGAGTTGGGGTTGGTTACCTCAAAAGACATTAGAAGTTTCAATAAAGGAGATGGTAGATGAATACCTTAGAGAAAAGAATAATTGATTTAAGTTACAAACACGGACTAACACACATTAGCAGTTGTCTAACGACACTTCCCGCCTTAGAAGACATATATAGAGTTAAAGAACCAAACGATGAGGTGGTGTTAGGTAACAGCCATTCTGCATTAGCTTTGTATGTATTACTAGAGGAGAAAGGAATCAACGCTGAAGATTTAATTAAAAGAATGGGGACACACGCTGAAAGAAGTTTAAAAGACGGTATTTATGTAAGTGGTGGAAGTTTAGGTCAAGCCGAAACAGTCGCAGTAGGAATGGCTTTAGCAGACAGAAGTAGAACAGTTTATTTAGTTACTTCAGACGGTGCTTGTGCTGAGGGTTCGGTCTGGGAAGCCTTAAGAATAGCAGGAGATTTCAGACTAGAGAACCTAAGGGTTTCGGTTATTGCTAATGGTTATTCGGCTTATGGAAGGATTGATTTAGACGATTTGGAACGAAGATTGAAAACTTTTTACCCAGTCTTATTTTATAGAGTTAATTTATTTGATTACCCCGATTTCCTACAAGGCATAGATGGTCATTATGTTAAGTTAGATGAAGAAAAATATAAGGAGATAAAATGAAAAGACACGAATCACAGAGAGGGTATTTTGCCTACGAATTACATCAACAGATGAAACAAAATAAAGATATATATCTTGTTACGGCAGATTTAGGTTACAAACTTTTTGACGCTATCAGAGATGATTACCCCGATAGGTTTTTTAACTTGGGTGCTTCAGAACAAGCGATGGTAGGAATAGCGGTGGGAATGACATATAGGGGTAAAATACCGATTGTTTACTCAATTACAAACTTTGTTTTATTTCGACCATTTGAATGGATAAGAAATTACATTGACCACGAAAAAGCACCAGTAATTTTAGTTGGAGCTGGTAGGGATATGGATTACAAAGAAGACGGTTGGACACACCAAAGTCCAGATGCCAAAAAAGCATTAGCTTGTTTTCCGAATGTAAGACAATACTGGCCTCAAACCAAACAAGACGGAGCGGAAGCCTTAAAACAAGCCATTGAAAGTAAACAACCTTCGTTTATTAGTTTAATTAGAAAATGACAAAATTAGGAGCAATTTATTATCCAGTTACCGACAAAGAGGGAAAAAAAGTCCCTTTTGACAATTTATACATTCCTTATATTTATAGGGAGATTTATTTTGAAGGAGTTTACACTGATATCCTAAATAGCAAAAAGGATATGGTAATGCTAGATATTGGTGCAAATATAGGTATAATTACCGACCATTTTCGCTCGCATTGTAAAAAGATTTACGCCATAGAACCTTCCACTATTCACTTCACCGCCTTAAAAAAGAACAAAGAGTTTAATCATTGGGATAATGTCGAGATATTTAATACGGCTATGGCTGATAAAAATGGCGAAATGATGTTAAACCTCAATGATAATAACCAAACTTGCCATTCATTGGTATTAAAGTCCGACAAGGGTGAAATGGTTAAGACTATCCGCTTTGATACCTTTATGGAAGAAAACAACATAGATACGGTAGATTTCTGTAAGTCAGATGTAGAGGGCGCAGAGGATATGATTTATAGGAGTGAGGGGTTTAGAAAAGTTGCACCAAGAATAAAATCAATTATGATGGAAATGCACTTCCCTAATTGGATGGAATTGGTTGAGTATATGAGTAGTTTGGGTTTTACCCCTAAAAGATACGCCTCAAGTGCCATAATTATACTTTTTACCAGAAATGACTAACCTTAAAACCTGCTTTTTTACTATCGTTTCAGATGATTATTACTATAAGGTCGGAACACATATCTTAATCAACTCATTTAAGAAGTTTCACCCCGATATTGATTTGGTAGTATTCCGCCAAGATATGATAGACAAAGTATTCGCCTTAAAGGGGATTAATTTTTATCAGGCTAAACCAACCTTTGCTAAATTGTTACTTAAAGACTATGACAGGATAATAAATATAGACGCCGATACGATAATTACAGGCAGATTAAGTGAGGTTTTAGACACAGATTGGGAAGTAGGTGGGGTGTGGAACTTTAATCTTTATGAGAATGCTAGTTTAGATAATATAAGCGAGTTAGATTATGTCCAAGCTGGTATGGTGGGGTCTACAAACCCAGAGTTTTGGGATATATGGGAAAAAGCCAACAAGAATGCAATGAAATATCTAAGACAAGAAAACGACATTCTTAACTTAATTTGGTATCAGAACTCAAAGGTTAAAAAAATGAAGCGGTTAATATGGGATAGAAAGAAGAATTACTTGGGTTGTAAATCATTAGGCGGAGAACAAGACTTTTATATTAAAGATGGGAAATTGATGTATAACAATCAAGTAGTTAAAGCCTACCATTGGGCTAGGGGTAAAGACTTCCCCAAAATGGATTTTGATAGAACAGATATCAAATTCAAACCCGAAGTTATTAGATATTTAAAAGACATAGCTTATAAAGGAGTAACCATAAAAATATGAAACCATATTCTTTAATGTCACCAGATTTAGTTGGTCAGAATGTAGTATCAGGAGGAGTGAGAGTTATGTGGGGATTATACGGTTGGTTACTATCTAAAGGACAAATAGCCTATATGAATAGGAGAGTCCAAGCCGACACGATAGCCATTTATCCAGAAATAGTAAACGGTAATCCATTTAATGCTAAAACAGTCGTTAGATATATATTAGCCCCACTAGGAGAGATGTCGTCAAACGGAATACCAGGACCAACCTCATACCCCTCTACAGATAAGATATATAGCTTTTCCAGAATTGTGCATAAAACAGACGAAAAACACACAATGTTCTTACCTATATTAAACTTACACATATTTAAAGACCAACACAAAAAAAGGACTAAAAAAGCAGTATTATTTGGAAAGGGAAAGGATTTAGGACTACACCCAAAAGACTGTATTATTATTAACAGAGCTTTTGCCCAAGACCAACAGAAACTAGCAGATTTTTTAAACGAGTGTGAGGTTCTATATTCCTATGACCATAGGTCGGCTATGTTTGAAGTCGCTAGATTGTGTGGGTGTAGAGTGGTGGTTTTAAGCGACAAGCTAAAAGATTTTAGTCTTTATGAACCAGGTATAAATGGATTAGGTTGGAAAAAGGATAAAAAGTTAGACACGGCTAGATTTAGAAAGCATTACGAACATTTAGTTAGTATTTTTGAGCGAAAGCTAGAGAGGTTTATCAATGAAACACAAAATTAGAATCTTCGCATTTCCAAGTCACGGCACAGAGTATAGGGTATCAGGAGTGGATTTTGCCAGGATAATACAACCGATGGAACATTTATCTAAACACCCCGATTTTGATATCCACATATTTAATCCCAAAGAAAAGATGAATTGGCTAGAAGTAGCAGAAAAATACGACATTATTTATTTTAATTACCTAAACGATGCTTGGGGTTTCGCCCATATGAAAATTTATGCTAAACACCATAAGACTAAATTAGTGTTAGATGTAGACGACGCATTATGGAGTGTTTTACCAGACAATCAGGCTCATAAAGTTTATAAGCGTGGCAGTGAGGGAATAAAGAATTTCACTACTATATGCAACGAGGTGGATTATATGACAACTACCTCAAGATACTTAAAGAATATAATCAGACACGAAACTAATCAAAAAGAAATAAAAGTTTTCCCAAATTACATAGATTTAGATTTATACTCCCATAGAAGTAAGTTTAAAGATACACACGAGATTGTATTACTTCATTTTGGCTCAACTACCCATTTTATCGACCTAGAAGAAAATGAATTTGTTTTAGGGATAGATAAAGTGATGAAAGAATACCCTAATGTGAAACTCATAACCGTGGGGGCGATGATGCCTAAACTAAAAAAAATGTGGGGAATGAGATATGAAAATGCCTTTGGAGATGTCGATGTTTATAGGTGGATTAAAGAGAAGTTTCCTTATTTTATGGACAATTCTGATATTATGGTTGTTCCATTAAAGGAAAGCACCTACACTAAAGCTAAAAGTTCAATTAAATTCTTAGAAATGTCATCTGCTAAAAAACCAGGTGTATATCAAGACATAAGACAATACCGAGAGGCGGTTAAAAATACAGGGTTTCTCGCTAAAACATCGGAAGATTGGTATCAATCTATTAAAAAGTTAATAGACGATAAGGAGTTAAGAAAACAAATGGGTGAAAATGCCTTTAACGAGGTAAAAAAGAATTGGCAATGTAAAGACCATATTGAGGATTATGCAAAATGGTTTTCAATGGTTGACAAATCCTAACACTTGTGGTTAGAATAAGTCAGCAATATGTTGGACATTCCAACAACACAGCTCCCTTATGGGGGCTTTTTATTTTTTTAATAGACTATGAAAAAAAAGAAGTTTCAAGAAAAGAAAGCAGACAAGCTCAGAGAGCTTAAAGATGAGTTATTAGATTTATTCCTAAGAGATGCTACAGAACTCCCCGCAAGAGGTTTCTATCAAAGGGTGTTTCCTATTCTCAATCAATTAGGTGGTTCAATAGACAAGAACACCGCACAACTTGTGAGAATTAAAGAATTAATAGTTGAATTAACAAAATGAGCGATTTCTGGCCACAAAGTAATACTAATCAACCGTTGTGGATGCAACCAGCCCCAGCTCCTGCTCCACAACCATCCGTTCAAGAGTTATTTAGACAAGGGGCCGTTTCTACTGTAGGTAGTGGCGGATATTCGGGTATGCCTGTGTCTCAATTACCAAGTGGACAACAATATCTACAAGGTTCAGGTGGAAGTGTTTTGGGTTCGGGTTCGGGTTCAGGTGGTGGTTCTAGTTCAGGTGGTGGTTTTAACGAACAGGCATATAGAGATAGGGGTTGGACTGATGTTAATGCTATGAGGGCCGATTACGAAAAAACAGGTGGTCCAGGAGGTGGTGGTGTTGATTACTCTGCACAAATGCGAAACGATATAAATTCGGGTTGGGACTCTTATATAGGGCAACTAAACGATATGTTGAATTCAGGTTTGCCAGGACAAAAGTCAGCCCAAGAAGGGATTATCCAAAACCAATACAAAACTGGTGTGGGTAATTTGGGAGTTGAAAGAGATACTGGTTTGACTAACCTAGAGGGTGAAAGAGCTTCGTTAGAAAAGAACCAATCAAGAAACTTAAAAGATATGGCTTCAAACATACGAAATATGTTTATGTCAGGGAATGTCTATTTAGGTTCGAGAGGTGCTGGTGATAGTTCCGCCGCTAATCAATACTCCTATGCTTTAACGAAATTAGGAAGTAAAGCGAGAGGGGATATTATGTCCCAAACCGCCGACCAATTAGGCGAGATAGGACGAAGAGAAACAAACCTTAAAACTATCTACGACCAAGAAACAAGAAATCTTGCGACTGAAAGGGACAACAAAGTTCTTGAATTAGGCAATTGGTTTAACGAACAACAAAATGCTATTAGAAGTCAAATAGGTCAGGCTGGTGTAGGTAGGGGAAAGGATTTAGCCGCACTATCCCAAACCTTACTAAATCAAGCATTACAGAGATTAAATGCTATAGACCAAGAGGCTTCAAATAGAAGGTCGATGTTAGACCAGTGGGCAATTGGAAATTCTAAAAATCTTGCTGAATTGAGACAAAATATGCAAGGTGTAGCAGGATTTAAGGCTAATCTTCCGCAAGGTCAAGTATTCCAAGGCACTCCTCAAATATCAGGGGGAAATTATACATTACCAGTTTACTACGGTAACGCCAACGAGAAAGAAAAAGATATCTTCGGAAATGTTATCAGTTAAAGGAGGTTAAATGGATTTACTATCCAAGATAAAATCTATCTTTAACAAAACAATGGACGATGAGGGTTGGGTTCGTGGCGGTAGGTTCGCACCCCTAGTTAATATCGCTGATAAAACTAAAAATCTTAAAAGTTTCTCACAAACTCTTAATCCTACTTATAACAAAGGGGATAATTTTTGGTCGTCTAAAACTGGTCAGTCTTTAGCTAATTTCCAACGCCAAACACAAGATTTAGTTAAACCTACTCTTAATAGATTAAAACAAGGTAAAAGCTTATTAAACTTATATGAATACTCATCTCCTGCTGTAGCGCTTAGACACAAGGTAGATAATACTCAATCGCAACTACCCACAAACTACAAACCGTGGCAAGATATAAAACACTCATTGTCGGCAGGTATGACAGCATATGGATTAGCAAAACCAAATATTGCTCTAACCTCAGCCTTAGGCGGTGGGGTTTTTAACACAGCTCTTAATATGGGGTCTAATGTCATAAATAAAAAACCCCTTACTCAAAATAACGCTACGGCTTTCAAACAAGGCTTTGGACAAGGCTTGGCTAATGCAGGAACAACACGAGTAACTAATTCCTTGGTAGAACACCTGGCTAATTATATCCCCGCACTTAAACCGCTAACAAACAAAGCATTAAACCAACCCTTTCAGTCAGATACCCTAAAGCAAGCAATTAAAAAATGGGCGGATGTAGCAGGCAAGAAGTTATTCAAGAGTGCCGTTATTGAAACAATGGTAGAAACACCCGTATGGGCAACATTAAACAGTAGCGATAAGGAGAAATGGACAGACGCAATGAAAAAAGAGTTTGTGGAGAACCTAGTAACAAACATAGGGTTCGCTGGTGTTGACTCTATTGGAGATGTCGCAAAGATGAGTCCAGTTATCAAAAAAACAATAGGTGATGTGGTTCAAAAGTATAAAAACCTACCAGTTCAACAGAAAATGGGTGGGTATATAAACCCAAAGGCAAAGATAGGTAAACAAGACCCATTGGAAGCATTAAAGAACGAAGCTAAAAAGTATAAAAGTGCAGAGGAGTTGAAAAAGGCGATTGGGACTGATTACACAATAAATTACCCTAACCACAATAAATTCTTAGAACAAATAGATGAAACAGCTCGCAAAATAGCCTCAAGCGATAAAAAGTTTAAGAAGTTGTATGGTGATTTTAGAAAAACCATTAGGTCAGGAATTATTGGGGACGGTGATGAGAAAATGTTTGCTAAGGCAACAAATCAGTGGCAAGAAGTGTATGACCAAACAATTGCCGACATCTACAACCAAGCTCACAAACCTACAATAAAAATAAAACAAGAACCTACCTCTTTGGCCAAAATAAAATATCCCAAATTATCAGACCAAGTAAGCCAAAAAACATTACAGCCAGAAATAGACAAAATAGGTAATAAAGTATCATCAGATAACATTATATCACAAGCCAAAAAAGAAATTGGTTCGCCCAGTGAAAATAAACAAACCTTTAGACAGAAGTTAGATAAGTTTTATACCAACTATGTTAATCCGTGGTATCCGGTCGAGAAACTTACCTCTAATTTAGAAAAGAAAACAAAAACAAAAATCCTACCTAAGTACTCTCCAGAATATACCATAACACAATTAAAAGGTGCTGGAGGGACAGCAGAATTAAGACATAAAAAGGTGCTTCAACCAATATTAGATAGACTAGACAAGATTGGTATAGGTTTTGACGATATGGATGTGTTCTTAAAGGCAAAGAGAGATTTAGGATTTAATCAAGTTGGTAGAGAAATAATCGGTTCTGACCCGAAATTAGCACAACAGAGGATTAACGCATTGGGTTCAAAATACGACATTAAACAATTAGACGAAATAGCTGGTCAATTATATAAATACCAAGACGATAATTTAAGAAAGTTAGTTGAGATTGGTTTTCTAAGCCCCGACTCATACGAAAAGATTAAATCGCAAAATGTAAACTATGTTCCATTCCAAAGAGTTAGAGACGAGATAGACAATTACTTAGGGCTACCAACTCGCTCTGCTCAACCAGGTCAACCCATTAAAAAGATTAAAGGTTCTAAAAGAAAGATTTTGTCCCCACTAGAGTCTATTATTGCTGATACTTATAAAATAGAGTCTGCGGTAGCAAAAAATAGAGTAGCCAAATCGATTGTTGATTTGAGGAAAATATCACCCGAATACGAAAAAATGTTCCCCGTTGCTAAAAAGGTCGGTAATGACACCATAAGTGTTTGGGAGAACGGAAAAAAGGTTAATTATAAAGTAGGAAAAGAAATAGCTGATGTTGTTAAGGGTCTAAACGAAGAAAATGC